TCTCGGCTCTAACAGCCTTTAAGCAGCTCCAAGACGAACTGTCCGTGGACACCGCGTTAGTGGTAGCACCTAAAAAGGTGGCCGAAAACGTATGGCATAGGGAGGTAGAGAAATGGTCGCACCTCGCGGGCCTAAAAGTCTGCCGTATAATGGGCAACGAGAAAAAACGCCTCCATGCCATAAAGGAACCGGCGGACGTCTACACTATTAGTACCAACCTTTTCGGGTGGCTTTGCGATCAATTCGGCGGGCTTATGCTACCCTACGACGTGCTAATCCTCGACGAACTTAGTAAGTTCAAAAACGATGGTAGCGAACTACACAAAGCGGCGAAGATCGTACGCCCAAGTTTTGCCCGTGTTTGGGGGCTAACAGGTACGCCAATACCGAACGGCCTCCTCGACATTTGGCCCCAAATATATCTCTTAGACGGAGGTAAACGGCTCGGAGAGTCGAAAACGTTTTTTAAACAGAAATATTTCGATCATAGCGCGCATAGTGGGTATAGTAAGTATGTACTCCGAGACGGCGCCGAGAAAATCATTTACCAAAAAATAGGCGACATCTGTATATCAATGAAGACGGCAGACTACTTGGACCTCCCGGGGCGCATAAACAATTATGTGGATATTGAATTTAGTGCGAAGCTGATGGCCCGATATAAAGAGTTTGAACGGGAGCAAATTATGGCCTTTCTACAAGAGGACGAACACGGCGAGAAAGAGGTGGTAGCCGACACGGCCGCCGCCCTCTCTAACAAGTTGCTGCAATTCGCCAACGGTACGGTGTACTCTAACCCCGAAATCGTCTACGACGAGGACTACGATTGGGAGAGCGACGAGGAGCCTAAGACGACGCGGGAGTCGTTACCCGTCCATGCGCTTAAGCTTGACGCGGTAGAGCAGATCGTGGAGGCGGCCAACGGTAAGCCGGTCTTAATCTTTTGGACCTTCCGGCACGACCGGGACCGGCTTGTTAAGCGACTGAAAAAATACCATCCGGCCACCACTATCGACGGCGAAGATATAGACGCATGGAACGCCGGGGAGACCCAAATACAACTGATGCATCCCGCGAGCGGAGGCCACGGCCTTAACCTTCAAGATGGGGGCAATATAATTATATGGTTCGGCCAAACGTGGAACCTAGAGTGGAAACAGCAAGCCGACGCCCGCTTGCACCGCCAAGGCCAAAAGAACCAAGTAGTTATACACCACTTGGTAAGTAAAGGAACAATAGACGAACGTGTAGTTAAGCGCGGAGACGAAAAGAGCGCGGATCAAAACGATTTTATGGCGGCCGTAAAGGCCATGGTTAAAGAGTACAAAAATGGCAAGTAGATTAAAATGGTACGACGTAATGGTTTTGGCTAAAGTCAAGCTGGCCCGCAAGACCAGCACGGGCTTTAGGTTCGTTGTGGACGCGGGTTTTACCGTCTCGGAGGTTTACGCTTTCATAGGTGCCGGGTTCACAATGTCGACTAGTGAGCAAATGCCCAACGGGTGTACTCTTTACCTTTTTGACTATACCGGCGCAACTTAAAGAAAGTTTAAAGAAAATATTTGTAATAGTTGCAAGAGTGGGTTAGGTGGTCGTATATTTGTACTATCGTAAGCGAGTAGCTTGCTAAACAGTTTTAAAATGATTACCCTACTAGAAAAAAACGTCACTATAAAGGTGGACTACTTCACCTACGAAACGGTTAAATCCGTCGGGGCGACCCGGTACGCGCGCACTACCGTGGGGACAGTAGGGGGTGTTATTTTGTCATTCACCCCCGCCGGTTTCGCAAAATTCGTATCCGACTTTTGCGGGGTCGACGAATCGTTTACGGACCTTAAGACGGGTCTTATGCACTCCACCTTAGAGTTTGACGCGGCTACGCTTTCTACCTCGAGCGACGTAGATTATATCGCCCCGTGCGCCCCCGTGTCCTACTTTGACGCGGTAAGTGACGCGCAAGGCCTACTCCAAACCGGAGAGGTCGAGACTCTCGCGGAGGCTATCTCTCTAATTAGCCCGTTCCACGTGAACCACTACATAAAGTGGGAAAACGCGAAAGCCAAAGCGGACCTCGAAAAATGCTCACCGTATGCAAAATAAACAACTAACCCTTTGGCCCCCAACGCCCGGCAAAACTTACCGCCTAAAAACGTATAAGGTGACGGACCCGTATTGCCCTACGGAGGTACAAACGTTGGGGGCGGTAAGCTTATTCTCAAATACAATGCTTCCGCCGGATCACATTCTACTAATTTCCCGCATACGTGTTGGCCACGATGTCAACCTTTGGGGTACTAATTTCACCCGAATAACTTAATACGATTATGAATTTCAAGATAGAAAAAGGAAACCCTCTATTTGACCAGCTACAAGCCCTACGGCTTCGCTCCGAGCGCGCGGAACAAAAAGCCGAGGCGTTCGTGGTCCACCACTTCGGAACTCCACACAAACGAGCCAACGCCGAGACCGACATTTGCGGGGGCGTAGTCGCGGTTTTCCGTGGCACTAAGCCCAAGCCTAAGCCAAAACTTTTTAGGCCGGTTATCGGTCACCCCGGATGGTATGCCCCATTCGCGAAACACATCCGTGCGCAGGTGGCAAAGCTGCCGGTAGTGTCGCACACCGACGTTAAAGAGACGCTCGGTATGCAGGGCGTCTTGGGCTCGCTCGCATACCCTTCGTGTTCGCCGCGCTTAATATTCGACGCGTCTTACGTGTTGGTGTCCATCCCGAGCGACGTACGCCGGTACCAACCCCGCCCCGAAATGGTGGAAATACTCGGGTCCGAATTTAATAATCTTGCCGACTCGGCAGTAAACCCCATCGACTAATGGATACGCAAAAGTTAATACCCACCATACCGGCCGGTCAAGAGAAATGGGCCGCCGCGTTTTTGGAGCTCTCCGAGCGATATTTACAGCTCGAAAAAAAGACCCAAAAAACGCAAGAGCTTAACCGCACCGCCTACGAGTGGTCAAAGTACGCCGTCCGCACTTTAAACGCCCAAGCCCACCGGCTCGAATTGGCGGAGGAAATGGCCGCCGAGTGGTCCCGGGCCCCAACACCGGACCGCATGGCCACCGCCATAGAAGCGCCCATGAAGTCCTTTATCCGTAGCGGCCAACGCCAAATTGTGGCCCGCATGGAGGCGCCAATTCCGAACCCTGTTAAGCCTATTTCCGGCCCGTCACATCTGGACGGTATGGAGATCACAACCACATAGCGCACCTACCGGGCCACATTGCGGACTTGCCCACCGCTTCAACTGAAAACACAACTACAATGAGTACTTTACTAAAATTACCACGCCTATCCCAACTTTGTAGCTCCGACGAGCTAGTGCCGGCCCTTATGCATGTGCATGCAAAAAACGGCCATATATACGCCACCGACGCCCACGTTATGGCCCGGATCCACGCGGAGGACGTAGTAGGCTACGCGGAGGACGAAGTAGGATACACCCGTGGGGGGATCTTGGCGGAGCTAGATGGTAAGAGCTTCCACCGTAATGACTGGAAAAAAGTAGAGGGTAAAGAAATACTCTCTATGTCCTCCCCTAGTCCGGGCGTCTTTTACGTGATACTAAAAAGAGGGGGCCCCGTCGCCCTCCCCTACGTAACGCCTGACGGCGAAATGGCACCCTTTCGAGTGCCCGACCTAGACGCGGTTATTCCGGCAGCTTCCGACTACGAGGAAACGACAACCCCGAGCCTCTGTTTCAACGGGGCAAAATTCAACCTGTTGTACCTAGCCTTAAACAGTATTGCGGATATAGGCCGTAAGGTTTCGGCCCCCGTAGAACTGGTAGCCGCTTCCAGCTTTAAGCCGGTGGACGTCCGCTTTATCTACCCCCACAAGAGATTCCACCCAAGTACGCGGTTTATAATAATGCCAGTAAAATACGCAACCCGCTAAACTACTTTCCAATGAACTACCTAAAGTCATACGTAGAGCTCGGGTACCGAGATGTAGACGAGGCTTACTACGAAAACAGGGCGAACCGCCACAACCTTCACCATTTCCACTATTACGATAGCGGTGCGGTGTCCTATAAAAAACAGTATCGGCACCTCTATAAACTACTTTCCAATGAAACCAATAGACCTTAAGCACCTCGCTAAAGCCAAAGCCCTTTCGCGGGCTGCCGAACTACTCGTGGCCGACCGGGAGGCCGGCTTTACCCACGAAGGCGCGGAAATCGACGCGGCGTACGGCTACCAAGTCAAAATACTTTACAAAATGTTAACTCAGCGGTCCGATTATTTCGCCGGTCTTTACGCGGTAGCGGCACTTAAAAACCTAAGTAATGATTAAAATATTTTACGACCTCGAAACCACCGGGCTTAAGCCGAACCGCCACGGCATCCACCAGCTCGCCGGGCTCGTCGAGGTAGACGGCGAAGTAGTAGAAACGTTTGACCTTAAAGTGCAGCCAAACCCTAAAGCGGAAGTATTAGTCGAGGCGCTCGAAATCGCCGGCGTAACTGCGGAGGACTTGGCCGGATACATGCCCATGGCCGACGGGTACCGGGCTTTTACGGACATCCTCGGCAAGTACATAGATAAGTTTAACCGCAAGGATAAGGCCCACCTTGTGGGCTACAATAACCGTGCGTTCGACGATATCTTTTTGCGCGCGTGGTTTGATCAAAACGACGACCGCTTTTTCGGATCGTGGTTTTATTCCGATACGCTGGACGCCCTCGTACTTGCATCCCAATTTCTCCTCGACAAAAGGCCCGAAATGCCTACCTTTAAACAATTCCGGGTCGCCATGACCCTCGGCATAGAGGTGGACAAAACAAGGCTCCACGACGCGCTCTACGACGTCCACCTAACCCGCCGGATTTACCACGCGGTCACCGCACAACCTGACGACCTAATATGATTTACCAGTACCACACGATAAAGCGCGGCGAGATCGTCGAATTAGAAGCCCGAAAACTAAAAGACGGGACTACCCGACCGAAGCGCCGCCGGGGCACCCTCGACGTAATGGACCCGACCGGCGAGCGGGTTAACTTTTTCACCTACACACTCCGGAACTACCCAAGCCTACAACACGCCCGCAAAACGGCCAAAGAGTGGGTAGACTCTCAAACCTAAAGCTATGCCATCGACTACCCTTTGCCTGACGGTGACCCAAGTCGCCGAAACCGCAACCACTACGCTTTCAAAGCTAGAAATGGACAACCCTAACGGTTACCCGCTCTTTATATGTTTTCTCTTGGAGGACGGCTTTAGGACGAAAAAGGTACCGGGCGAGACCCGCATACCCGCCGGGCAATACCCGGTCCTCCGGTACCGTGCCGGTAGATTTCTCCGCGAGTATAAAAGACGTTGGGGGCACACCTTCGTACCCCTACTAACGGACGTGGATAACTTTTCGGCCATACTTATGCACGTAGGGAACGGCCACGTGGATACACGGGGCTGTCTACTTACCGGGATGGGGGCACGTTTTGACCCAAACAGTAATACGTACACCCTAACGGATTCCGTGGTGGGGTACAAGCGCCTCTACAAGATCCTAGATAACGCATTCAACCAAGGCCGCGAGGTGGTTCTGGACGTGGGCCGTTAGCCCTTTTAAAAGAGAACCCCGGCCGACACGAGGCCGACCGGGGAAACTCTACACACACTATGAGAACACCCATTATTTTATGAGCGCGGCCGACCTCGGCGGCGCTTATTTTTTGCGGGTACCCGCTCCTCCATTTCTCCGGGGGTGTTGACGGCCAGCACGTCGGGGGTAGTGGTCTCGAGGTCTTCGGAGGATAAAATAATGTCCTCTACGATCTCCACGGGCTTCGGTAGTTCGACGACTACGGCCGCCGGATCGATGCCTTCCCAACACCCTTTCTTAATGTTGAATTTAACGCCCAATAGCGCCGGCGGGGCGATATCGGTGGCGTGGGCTGGTAAGAGCGCATTACCCGTTGCGGGGTCGACGTCGGCGACGTTCTGGCCAAGGTAACCCCCGGTATTTTCGTCGTAGTGAAAAATAGTTTTCATCGGGTGGAATTTAATATTTGATGCAATGAATTAGCGCCACGCTACGCGGGCGCGTTTCGGTCCCGCCGGTGTTGTTCGTGGTAGTTATGAGCTGACCAGTAGGTACTACGAAGTTGGCGCCGGCGATGGTGTTAACTAGTACTTGCGGAGTGTCCGGCCCGGGTTTAGTGAAGCCGTGGTTGTGGCTTTTGAGCTCGTCCGCTTGGGTAGACGCCACGGCACGGCCGGAGTCAATGCCTCGGCCATGGTCCCAACCGCGCACAAACTCGCCCCGTAGATCCGGGAGGGTAAACGTAGTGGTGCCGTTTCCGGCTCCATGCGTTGTACCAATGCGGGCGAATAGTGCCGCGTAAGTCGACCGGCTAACAGCCGCGCCGTTACACTCGAACCAACCGAACGGGGCGGCGGCCCCACCGAACGGGGAGACCATGCCCACGAGCTGGCCACTAATCGCGTCAAGGTCGGAGGAGGAGACCAACTTACTCCACCCGGGGAGCCCGGAGGTTTGCCGGTGGACGCGGAAGTATATCTCCGAAACGTCGGAATTATTCAGTATAAACAGTTGGCACACCGACGCACCTTGCCCGTTTTGATCGGGCGCGGCGGCGTCACCCGATACGAACATGTGCCCGAATTTACCCGTTACGGGCATATTGGTAGAGTCCGCGCGGATAAGGTAAAACCCGGGCGATAACAACGTGTTAACGTCGCCGGAGAACTGCCGAGGGCTGCCGTTAAGGCCGGAATTTACGAGCTTATCGAAAAGGTATTTTGTCCGGTTCGCGAGCCCTTTAGCCTGCATATTAGACGTACCGTTAGGTCCTCCTACTACCGGATCGGTAAGTTCTAATTGGTAGATACCCGTGTCAAAGGTGGGCGTTTCGGTTAGATTTGCCATAGTTTAAAAATTGATTGTCCACGTACCCTCAATGCGTACGGTGTTGTCCTTAATGATGGGGGCGCGTACTATGCGGGAAAATACGGTATTATCCGCACAAAGTAGGGCAAACTCCCGAATGGTGAGCCCGTTAGCCTCGGAAAGTTCCAACGAAAACGCGAATTGTACACCATTACCCGGAAAGGAAATACCCGATACGGCCTTGGCGAATTGGTCAGTAATTGCGACGTCAGTAAGCACCGCGCCGGATCCGTTGGATCCTACGGCGAACCGGTCGATATTCTTACCCGTAGGTTGGTTACCAAGTAGGCGGCTAATAGCTTGGCGGCCGCCGTTCACTACGAGGTTATACGCGTTCCAAGTCCATAGGAGTCCGTCAGCGTCAAAGCCTCTAAGCGTTACGGCACCGGTAGGTATTAGTTTGTCAGTAGTTAGCATCTTCGGTTAGTGTTCCGTTAGTAAAAATACGCAAGTTTACGGAACTTGCGGTGTTGTTGTGTGTCTCGGCACCGTTATAGGTAGCCGCTCCGGTGTGGTAAACGCCGGGGGTTAGTCTCTCCGAAAGTTCGGAGCCATCGTATTCCAACGTCTCCTCCGAGGCGAGGGTGTCTTGGAGAGTGATACCAAAGGAAATATCTATAAGGTGGCTACGCGCATTTTTATACGCCAAAACTAACTCGGTTATTTCGCCGATGGACGTGGCGTTAATGGCGACGTCGGCACCTACGTAGATGAGTACCCGGAAAGTGAAAAGGCCGCCCCCGTCTCCGTAACTAATTGTCCCGTCGTGGTTGTTGGCCGCGTCGTAATCTACGCCAATATTCTCTCGTACTACCGCCGTCTCGAAACCTAGAGTACGCACCGCCTCCCGTATTGCGTAGGGGGTACCTTTCGCGCGTTGTAGGCGTATGGCGTTTTTAATCAGTTCGCGCCGGGCGGTTGCGGTCGTGGCCAAGTTCCACCCTTTCCAGCCGAGGACGTTAAATTGTTCCGCTAGATAGTACAACGCGTCCTCGGGCGCTTCGTCGACCACATACATAAGTAAGGGCGCGAAACTCGTGTCGGCGAGTTCGGCGGCGGTGGCCCGGGCGAAGGCTGTAATGTGGGGCGCGTTAACTAGCGCACTTGCAATGTTATCCATCGGAGCGGTTCGTTACGGTAATGGTGAGCGCGGTGGCCTTGGGGACCTCCGATAAGTTTACAACGACATCCGCCGCCGGTTCAACTACGTTAACGTCGAACACCTCGGATACCGAGGTGGTGGCAAGGTGAATAAGTTGGGAGCGTTTTACGTCTTGTCCTAAGCGGTTCTCCCGGGCTAGAAGGTACGCCGCCACGGCCGAAGTGGCCCCGGAGACTATCGTGGCCTCGTCCGCGTTGGTGTATGCTGTTATTTGGATATTGACGACGAACGGTACTACCGTCGGACTGATAACCGCCACGGTGTCAGTTAGTGGCCGCACCCTATCGTCGTTTAAGGTGGCGTTCACTAAGTCGAGGAGTGTTTGCGGCGTCCCTACGCCCCCGGATATTAACGGGTATACGTTTACCGTGCCCGGTGCCGGTGACATTACGGCCACGTCGATAATGGCGGAGGATGCCTTACGGGCGAAAAACTTGTAAGCCTCGCTAGGACCAGCAACGGAGTATTGGGCGGGCGCCAATCGGGTACGCTCCCGCAATTCGTCGTCGCTCTCCGCGTTGGCTCCGCCATTGGTGGTTTCGGTGTTCGCCACAGTAGCTATAAAGGGTTGGGGGTCCAAAACTTGGGAAACCTCCCCCGGTAGATACCCGTTACCGTTGGCGCCTACCGTGGTGGATATCGCGCCAACCGTGCCCGTAAGAGGCGAGCCGGCCAACGTAACGGCCTCGGTGGTGAGGAAAATAACGCGGCCATCCACCGACCCTACGCGGGTGTTTGCGGGCACCACGGCAGACGTGGCACCGACCACGGCGGTAAATTGTAAGGTAGTAACCGCACCCGAGGCCGGTAGACGATCTACGCCTACAAGCTCGGCGAGAAAGTCCAGCATAGGAGCGGTGGCGAAGGCGAGTAGTTGTTGTTCTGACGCGCTTTGCATCTGCTCCAAAGCCACCTTAATCTCGTAGGCGATATTATTGATAACGAGCCGCTCCACTTGGGCGGGCTGGACGGTGCGGCCCACGATCTCCTCGTAGCGGGCAACCATGCGCGCTACGATTGCCTCGTAGCCGGTGTCGACAAATTGCGGTGCGATCATACTAAAATAAATTCTCCAAGGCCGGTTATAATTGCCTCGCCGGCTTCGGTTGCCAATATACGAATAATTCCGACGTCCTCCACGTCTCCGAGGCCGATAGAGTCGGCAACTAAGAGGCTAAGGATTTGATTCGCCGAGCCGTTGGCGAGGGGAGCCCATGTAATATCTATACGGATGCCGGATAGTAGGCCCGCATTACCGCCGTAACTGTCTTGGTAAGAGTAGGATACCGATACGATTTTTACGCGCGGCTCCCAAGCGCCTACGGTTTCCCGCACGGCCCTTACGATGGCCGGACCGGCTAACGATATTGGCCTACCCACTTGCTCCCAAATGTCGGATCCGAAGGTGGGCCGGAATGGGTCGGAGCCCTTACGCGTGGAGAGGGCGAGGGTGATGGCTTGGTTTAGGTCTTCGCTACCTTCCACAATCCCGCCGAAGCGGGTGGCCGAGAGTTGCCAATTCGCGCTATAAATCTCCAAGCCTTGTTCGGCGGACCGGTAGGACTCTCGGGCCGGCGCGTCCTCCGGAAAAAGGTCGGAGACGTTGAAACGGGGCGTTAAGATTTCGGCCGCCGAGTCGGAGGTGGCTAGGTCTTCGGCGTCGAAAGGGCCCGTACCAACGGGGTTTAAGGGCTCGGTGTTAGGCATTGTTTTTATTTTTGTCCAGCTCGGTAAGTTGCGGAAGTACCGAGCCATCGGGGTAAAGTATCCGGGCCAAACGTTGGAGCTTTTCCCACGTCATAGCGTTGCGATTTTTACGGTAGTCTTTTACCGCACTATTCCACTCGGCCAACTTTTTCTCCGCCGGCGTTTTCTTTGGCCCGAATAGTGAAATCCATACGCTTTTTAACGTGGCGACTACAACCGATACGTACGGGAGGTACTCGGCGATGGTAGCAAGCGTCCCGGGGTTGCTCTCTTTGTTTTTCATTAGCCTAAGAATTGTGTGAGGCGTGTTTTAATTGCGGTGTATGCGGCCGCGTTTAGTGGTGGCGTGGTCGGTCCTGACGGTGCGGTGTGCGTTTCGATGGCGAGTTGGTCGATGAGGTCGGAAAGGATACCTCCAAGGCTCTCGCCTCCCTTACTTATCGTGATCTTTGCGCCGTCGACGAGGACGTTAACGGAGCCTTTATTTACGGTTAGTCTGCCGGTGTTTTCGTCGTACTCGACGCGCCCGCCGTCGGCAAAGGTAGTAAAATGTTGGCCGGGGTCAGCTCCCGGGGTGTCGACCTCCGCCGCGTAGATGGCGCCAAGTACCACTCCGTCCGTGGCGTACTCGTCGAGTAGCACGGCTACGCTCTCACCGACCACGGGGGGCGAGTAGCTCCGGGAGGCGCGCGTGGCAGGCCAAACGTAGGAAAGCCACGAAGTTACTATTGCGTCTTCCGGGAGTTCCACGCGGACGAGGCCGGTGGCGTGGTTTACTTCCGCTATGTTTCCAAATCTTAACATTTTATCGTATTTTTTTGAGTTCTGCCGATGTGGTGTACCCTCCACCTACGTCGTAGATGTGACTACACCGCTCGACGTGGTATATGCCGTCAAACACCCCAAGCCCGGTGAGCTCTACGTTATTACCCGAGAGGATCGCCGGCCGGCCCGGTAGGCTAATTGTGCCAGTTACCTTATGAGTGGTTTTGTCGTGCAGGGCGGCCCGGGCTTTGGCTTCGGCAGTAGCCGGCTCCTTAGCCACGGTAAAAACCTCCACCGTGTCGGCTTCGGTAGACGTAGCGGCCTCGTTTTCTTTGACATATTCGGTATATTGTTGGGTGTCGGGGTTGTGGTATCGTACGGTGGCGGCTCCGTACGTTTCGGTAGTCTTATCGGCGAAGGCGTAGCTTAGGAGCTCGGCCACGTCGAGGGCGGCAACTTCCGGGCGGGACTCCAAAGTATAAATATTCGTGAAAACTAACCGGGATCCGCGTACGCTGAAAACATAACCATACTCTTTCGCCATGCGGGAAAGGTAGCCCAAGTCGGTCTCCCGATATTGGGTAGACCGAGTGACCTTTAAGCCTTCGTTAATTTCACCCTCGACGGATAGGCCGTGCCGGTCCGCGATTGTGGCGGCAATTTTACGCAAGTCGCTACCCTCGTGGGCGAAGCTCCGCCGAGTTCTTAATTTCTTTGTAATGCCGGCCGAGATCGCCTTAATACTTATTGCCCGGGGAGGTCCGTTTACGTCTACTTGGTCGATCTCAAAAAGTCCCGAGGGCACGTAGTCGCCGGGATAACCTAGCAGCATTTCGAGAGTGTCGCCCTTATCCGGATACCACGAGTTTAAAAATCGCGCGTCCGGATCGGCTACGGTTAGCGTAAGGCTGTCCGCCTCCCCCGCCACCGCGTCCTCGTAACTCGCCGACAAAATGTAGGGCGTTAGGTCGCTAGTTACGTCCCGGCCCCTAATCAATACGGTTAATTCCGCCCGGGTTACTGTTTCCATGGTGGTAGGTTTAGCGCGTTATCATTGACGGTTGCCACGCTTAATACCGGGACGCGAAGGCGTAGCCCTGCCGGTAGGTTCGCGGAGATCGGGAGAGACGGGTTAGCGTCAAGTATGGGTTTCCAGTTGTTGACGTCTCCGTAGCTCGCGTGTGCGATTTGGTCCAGCCGTTGGCCCTCGTGGGTAATGTACTCAATGTATTGCGTGTTTTCCATTAGGCGCGTCGGGTTATTAGATCTACGGATAAAAAACGGGAGCTTGTGGCGGCCACGTCGGACGCGGCTACGACGTTACTTGCGGCCGCCCGAGCGTTGGTTAGGTCGCCCGTTTTGGCGGCGCCTACGGCTACCTCCATTGCACTTTTTACGGCCTCCATATCGGCCAAGAGCGTCGGAGCCCGGGCGGCCAAGGTTTGGACGTTGGCGGCGGCGGAGATGCCTTCGGCTACCTTATCCCGACCAACTTTATATATGGCCTCGGCTTGGTTTAGTAAACTTTCGCGTTCAGGGGAGAACATAACGGCGCGTTCGATAATGAGGGCGCCTTCCAAGCCGGCAGCCATGCCGGCGCCAAGAGTAGACACGACTTGCCCCGTAGGGGATGTCGGTAGCGCGGTAACACGGACCGGGATAACTCCGTTTTCCGTCACCGCTACCGCCTCGGTAACCGCTCTACGGCGCCGGGACGCTTCGGGGTCCGCGTCTACGTATTCGAGGAGGTCGACCGCCACGGAGGCCGTAACTAGTTCGCCCCGAGGGTTGCGGTTTAGCTCCGTGACCGCCATTTTAGTTAGTACAAACGTACCGAAAAACTCACCGTTACCGGCCGAGTAGTCTACGACGCGCCGGGCGTCCATGTACCCGCGTAGCTCGGCGAGTGCCGAGGGTACGTTGGTAAAGGAAAAGTCGAGAAAAAGAGTAAGCCCGAACCGGTTTAAGCCGGTGCCGGTGTCTTGGAGTATGGCTTTGCCGCCGATGGGTTGTTGCTGTGCGAACAATGGGGCCCCGTACTCCGCCGAAACGGCCGAAGGTCCGAACGCTCCGGTAAAAATGGTATCTCCAAGGGTGTAATACATTAGTATGCGAGGCGTTTAGTGTCGTTATTTATGCGCCCCATCATTCGGGCGAGGTCGGCTTTGTGGGTCTCCAACATCTTGCGAAAATCCATTTTATCGTTCTCCGAAACGGCCCCGTTAAAGGTTACCGTTATCGGTGCATTGATCGCACCGCCGCCGGACGAGGAGGGCGATAACGCCGGCCGGGCGCCTGACATATTCGCAACGTCGCCTACCACGCCGGTCATGGCCGATACGAGAGGTTTAGATTTTATGCTCCCGGCGATGGTCTCCACCAGTTTTATACGGTGGATATCCCGTAGCGGTCCGGTCTTGGCCGGGCTAAACGGCAGTAGATCGCGTATCTTTTTAACGTTGGCCTTCATTAATCCGAAAGGTGAAAGCGGACCGGTTAGGGCAAACTTTATTCCTTGGCCGATCATGTTTACAATACTCTTACCAGCGGACAACATCTTAGGGCCGAGCTTTACGAAAAAAGCTTGGATTTGGTCCCAATATTTGTATATCAAAAACGCGGCGGCAGCAATCGCGGCGGCTACCAACACGAAGGGCAAAGCCGCAATACCAGTAAGGAAAGTAAAGCCGGCAGCTAAAGCCGATATGAATGGAATTATCGTGGCTACTACACCCGATACGAAGCCAATAACGGTACCCACGACGGAGAACACCGTGGCCATAAAACCGACGGCGGAGGATACGGCGGCAACTACCGTAGCAACGACGGCGATGGCCGAGATAACCGCACCCACTACGAGTACGATTTTAGCAAGCGTCTTAAAAAGTTTGGGGTTCGCTTGCGCCCACGTAGAGATGGCCGTAGCTACGGCGGCGGCCTTTTGGGCGACCTTTACGAGCATTGGCAAAAAGGCCAGTCCTATCGTAATCATGGCGTCTTCGTACGCCGAATTTAGTTTTAGTATTTCACCGTTAGTGGTCGCCATCCGGGCGGCCGCTACTTGCTCGGCCGTTTTAGCCTCTTGCAACTTGGCAATATAATCTTGTAAGGTGGCGTTTCGTTTTTGGTTTAGAAAAACAGCGGCGGCGCTTGTGGCCTCCGTGCCGAAGATATCCCGGAGAGCGGCCATTTTAGCGCCTGACGGCAACGCGTCTAGCTTGTTCCCAATCTCCGCAAAGAGCGTCGGGACCGGCTTAACGTTTCCAGCAAGGTCTAACGTAGCGATGCCGTATTTTTTTAGGGCTTTTTCACCCTTACGTAGCGGGCCGGCCAAGCGGAGGAGCGAGGTACGTACGGCGGTACCCCCCATCGAGCCCTGTATTCCAGCGTCACCCAACATACCGGCGATGGCCACGGTATCCTCCAACGAAAGATTAAGTTTTGAGGCGATGGGGGCGGCGAACTTCATAGTCTCCCCCAACATAACAAGGTCCGTGTTCGTAGAGGTGAAACCGGCCGTAAGGGCGTCCGCCACTCGGGTCATTTGGTTCGCCTCTAACCCGAAACCTGTAAGAACGTTACTAGCTATATCCGCAGTTTTCGCCAAGTCAAGAGCGCCGGCCGCTGATAAATTCAGCATAGACGGCATGGCCTCCATAGTTTGCGTGGCGTCGAAACCCGCCATGGCGAGGAAACCCATAGCCTCGGCGGCTTGCGTGGCCGTAAACTGTGTCGTGGCCCCGAGGTGCCGGGCTTGCTTATTTAGGGCCTCCATCTGAGGCCCCGTCACGTTGGCCATAACGGCGCCAACGTCCGCCATGGCTTGCTCGAATTGTATGGCCTTTTGGACGGGTACGGAGAGCGCGGCCGCCATGCCAAGCGACGCGATACCGGCCGAGGAGGCGATGGCCGTAGATTTTTTCGCAACGCGGTCACTACTACGCGACAACCTAGACAACTTACTTTGCGCGTTGCCATACGCGCGGTTAACGGTCGACGACATTTTGTCTACGGCCTTAAGCGTAATGAGCGCGGTAAGTAGTTTTTTCATTTTTTCATTTATCAGAAAACGCCGGAGAGATTAACCCCCGGCGTTTGCTTGTTTCGCTAACTTATTGTGAAGCTTAACGGCCTCGGCATGGTATCGGAAAATCTCACGGGGCGGTATCGTATACATTATTTCGGAGTAGCTCCAACCGGTTATACTGGCCAAAAATATAACATCCGCCTCGGAGATTAAATAAAACCCTGCTCCGAAAGCGCGGTGGTAATCGCCATGTAATCCTTACCCTTCATTTCCAAAAACTCCTCCATCGTAATCTTTACGCCTTCAACACGTGCAACTACGTGCATAAGGGCCGGCGTGAACATTTCAACTTTGCCGTCCATTAGGCGGGTCGCCTCTACCATGTGGTGGCCCCGAAAATCAATAAACGAGCACTTCTTACCTGACGCTGGTAAGTTAAAATCATGTACGAACGTCACTACGTCTCTTACTTGCTTTGGCATAATGGTATAGTGTTATAATGTTATAGTGTGATGTGTGAAACGGGTTAATAGGCTCCCTAAAGCCGTTTCGGGTTCCGTCCGGGGCCGGACGATTTTTTACGCGCCGATGTTGGCCCGGTATGTTGCAAGTTTATCCACGCCATCTACCTTATAGATGTTGGCGAGGGCGTCAAATTCGAGAATCTCCGCGCCCGCGATCTCTACCTTGATGGCGGTTACCGCCAACTCGGTTTCGAGTTCGACGTTTTCGTGCTGCTTAAAATCGCCCGTAGGGACTTTCTTAAACGCGGCGGTGAGATAGACCACGTACGACTCTTGGGCGTTGAGGCCGCCCGAGTCGAACTTATCTATATTTCCCCGTAGTTGGAGGCTGTGCGATTTGAATGGGTCGGAGATTAACGAGAGGACCTTGGCGTAAACTGCCGTCCACTTAATGGTAGACTCCATTTTCTCGAAACCGGCGAAGGTTTCTACCGTGCCAATCATTCCGAGGGCGTTGTGTTCGGCGGTCTTTTGAGTGATGGCCGGTAAGTTCATCTCCATTACGGTGCCGAGAAAGTTGGCACCGTCGATGTAAAGATTTCCGTTAGTTACGCGATTGATTTGTATGCCCATTGGGGGTTTAATTTTTTAGAGTTGGGGAAAGTTGGGCTTATGCGTTTAGTACCGCGTCTAGTATCCCTTGGTCCAAATAGGATTTAAAGGTTACGCGTTCGGCAGGTGTCGGAGGTTGAAACGAAAGGTCAAAAACGAGTTTGCCTTGGGCCAAAGCGGCCGTAGGGTTGTCCGCCGGGATGTACGCACACCGTCCGTCCAGAATGGCGCCAAGCCCGGTAAGGGTACGAAGGTACGAGTTGACCGCCTCCCGGATTGAGTCGATAAGCGCCGGCGTAATGGGCCGGTCAATGAAAGGTAGCATAGAGAACGCCACGGAGTCGTTAAGTACGTCTTTGGTCCGTTGTACGGAGATAAATACGTCCGACACCGTGTTTAGTGGTGCCGAGGCGTTGCGGTTGCCCCAAAGACGGAAACCGGTACCGAAGGCGTTAAGGATGGAGGTAACGCCCACCTCGTTAAGTTGGTTCACGTCGCTGTTAGCGTTACGGAAACCGGAGGTAAGGAATGTGGCCGGGCCGAGAATGCTTTTGAGTTGGTGGTTTGATGGAGAGACCCAATACCCCTCGGTAGCGTCGACAACGGACATGAGGCCGGCAGCGTAGGCCGACATTGGCCGGTTTACCGGGTTGTTGCGGGCGTCGGTGTCTTTTACGTACGGGTATAGGAGTACGGCCCGTTTGTCTGTCGTTTGAAAACCGGGGACTCCGCCGGCGGGTCCTCGCCCGGCGATAACACCGGCGGGGGTGGCGGCCTCCGGAGCGTCGATAAGCGCAACGCCGAGGAACGCGGCAGCCTTCGCCAACAGTAGGGCGGAGGTGCTCGCCTCCTCCACGTAAGTAGGGGAGATAAGAATTTTAGGAGAGTAGCCCAAAGTTAAGTCGGCCTCCTCCAAGAGTTCTACGCCCGTCCGTGGGGCGGCCGCCGAACCGTTAACTACGACTGCCGTAATGGCGGCCGGGTCGAGGTGGCGGTAGTCCACGAGGAGTTCGCTTCCGTTAGGAATCGACACCGTATTGACGACCCGTATGGCGCCGTAGGCGGTAATTGTGAAATCTACACCGACGGCGTACGTGGTCGTACCGGCGGCGTTGGTGACTACGATGGAGTCGACCGGCTCATTTGCGAGCGTTGCGGCCCCGTTGGCGATAGTAACCGTCTCGTCAGCTACCGTTATAGTGTGGGCGGCCGGGTCAAAGACGTTTACAACTAGTACTTTCGCACCGCCTTGGGCGAAAATAGCGTCAAGGGCTGCCGGGATGGTGAACCCGGGGACGTCTTCGCCAAAGATTTCGAGACCCTGACGAGAGGAGGAAATAACCGTCAGCGCGTTAGTTGCACCTTTGGGGGCGGTGCCCACGAGACCGATAACGCCGGAGGGTACGGTAGTGATATTGTTATTACCTGTTGACACTTCGTCGATCTCTACACCGTGGAGGAATCCTAGCATTACTTTTTATTTTGCGACAATATACGGTTTTTTCTAAAAGAAAAGTGTAACCCAATACGAGATCGGGTTACACTTCGCACTTTTAAGGCGTTTTCGCGGCTCAAATTACGCGCCGAACGTGGCTCCGAAGATTTCGAGCGGGTCGAAATCCAGCGGGCGACCTTGCGAGAGGTCTAGGATACCGCTAATAAGTAAGCGGTTGGCATTGGCGGCAAGCAGAACAAGTTTAACGAGTTGCTCCGCTTGGTCTTGGTCGCCCGGGAGAAAATCCGTATTCAAAACGTGAGCAGTCAGTTCGCCAAACTCGGGACCTTTGAGATCTCCAAATTCGGGAAAGGCCGCGCGGCCGGTGGATAGATTGCCAAGGGCGGCGAGGATGAAGCCCGTACCAAAGCCCGTCCATTCTGACGTACTAATAGTGCCGTCCCGGTTCGCGTCGAGGCTTGCGCCCGCCATAACTTGGCCGGCGAGGGCGGTAAGGAACGCTTTGGCGTTGTTAATGCCGAGGGCGCCCCGATCTTGGGGGGTGATTGGGCCGAGCCCTTGCCCGGTTGCGTTGGTGGTGTCCATGTGTGGATAATTTGGATTAGTGAAACATACTTTGTTTCGATGGCCGGTAAGATAGTATATTTTTACCGTATTGCCCGGTAGTCACTATATTTTTTTTGTGTCCCGTTCGCGCTCTAAGTGCAGTAGGCGGGCGCGAAGCTCTACGATAATGTTACGAAGGTCGCCCATTTGTTGCTCCGCTTGCGACGCCCTCTGCTCCGCTTGCGCCGCGCGGTGTTCGGCCTTGGCCGCCCGGAGGTTGGCGGCCAACTTTTCCTCCTCTACCGCCATTAACCTAATCTCTAGCTTTTCAATGCGGGTATCTTGCCGAGAAAAAAGGCCGTCCATGCGGTCCATGGCGGTAGCCATGTGCTTACCTCGTATGCGGTGGATAATGGCACGACCAGCGATAAGGAACACCCCTACGGACGTAAGTAGCCCGCCTACAAGGGCCCACATGGTTTTAGGATGTTCACGGAAAAGTTCAAATAGTTCTGTCATTAGTATGGGGCTTTAGTTGGTGGGGGCGTTATTCGAATTTAATTCACCACCCAATTATAAGTACCCGATGTGTTAATCAGTCTACACGTTACGCTTACCACGTTTCCGACCGCTACTACAAGGCTTGAAACCGTAGCGGTCCCGTTTCTAATATCTCCGCTTGTGGTGCTAAATCTGTTATCCTCCGTCGCTCCCGGACCGAGAATACTAAAGAGGCTTATTGTTTGTCCAGCTCTAGCCGCCGCAGCGGGCGGGAGCACAAGGCTTGTAGGACCGCTGGCCGAGGTGGTAGTGATTAGGGTAAAGTAAACTTTTGGGTTTACCGACGTCACTACCGAATCCGCGTCTTGTGTAGCAAATTGGATGCCGTTTGCTAATGTACTGGCATACGCTTCCGCGTCTGTCTGAGCATTATTTATGTCTGTTTGGATTGCAGAGTTTATAAATAGGTCGGTTTTCGCAAACGTACCGTTTGACGTGGTTCCCAGTCCGGTTGTAGGTGTTCCGGTTCCAATACCCCGGGCTCTAATGCTTCCAGCAACGTCTATCTGTTGCGTTGGATCCGTCCCGAATCCTACGTACTTATTATCTTTTTGTATGAATATGGCGGCGGCGGTGGAACTTAAAACGCTGGCGCTTATTACAAAAGCGTCGCTATCGCTATCGTCAACGCCTACTCGCCAACGTTCGACGCCTTGCGTTTCAAAACGAAAAGACGGGTCACGGTCCGATGTGCTGGATAGGTCAGAGCTGATTATAAAAGTGGCAAACTGTGCAGCGTCTAATCTTAGCTGTGCGTTTAGTGTAGGTTCTGATATATGCAGGTTTGTAGTAGGTGTTACGGTGCCTATACCAACGTTTCCCGTATTGTAGTAAATGTCACTTCCCGTTGTCGTCCATTGCGACGCAATTGCGGATGTTTGCGCGTCTACATATCCTTTCGTCGCTCCTTGTTGGTTACTTACTGGGTCTAAAAGACCACCTAAATAATTGCTATTTAGGTCAGGCGCAGCGTTAAAATGAACAGTCCCCTTTAGGAAAGTTGAATCCGTGTTATCGTTCCCAAAAGTAAAGC